GTTTCGCTCAACAGAGGGCGCAAGTAGCAAATATGTATCTGGCCTTGGGATTTGATGTTAAACTTAAAGGTAATAATATTAATTTGGACGATGCAGAATTTATCATTTCCGGTAAGGCTGTCCCAATGATGGAATTACAAGGGGAACAGATGGCATTAGCGATTGAAACAATGAAGAAACAAGAAGAAATGCAAGAAGAACAAATGAATGCAATGGTTGCACAACAAGGAGTAACGCCGGGAGTTAATCCCGCTCCCGGTAATATAGCCGCCGCTCCTATGGGTGGGGAAGGTATGGGAGCCGCCCCCGCTAATGCTGGCCCTATGCAAATGATGTGGGATGGAATATTAGAAAAAGCAGATGGAAAATTTAACGGTAGGACTGGTGGAAGAACTCCCGATTTTAATGATAAAATAATGCCTGATGAATTACGTGACCCAGATACTTATTTTGATAATAGAAATAAGGCAGAACAAGATAGACAATTTGGAATTAAAGGCTTCGGTAGCCCTAAAAATATTGCGAAGGCATGGGTTCCTTCTTTAATGGAACGCGGTTTTACTAGCCCCCTTATTAAGGATATTACCTCTGATGCTAGACAGATGTGGTTTACACAAGACGGCATTGACTATACAGCTACTTTATTAGTAGGTGGAGGTATTGGGGATATCTCTAAAGCGATTTTGCAAGACCCTCCTACTACGCCACCTAAAATTAGTTATAATCCTACCGCACAGAATAAACATGAGTTTGAGGATGATGACGATGCCGATTAGCAAACGTAAGGATAAGTGGAATTGGGGGCGTAAGGGGCCGTTTGATACACGAAAGAAAGCTGCGGAAGTAGCCCAAGCTGCCCATGCTTCCGGATATCTGGAGAAACTTTTAAAATTCCTTCAGAAGGAAGGCGGTGGTGATGGTGGTGGGGGTGGTGCATTTACATCCGCTGACGTAGGGACACCTACTTATGGTTCCAATCAGAAACAAAAAAAGAAGGCCGTTATGAAAACAGATGATATAATGTTTACATCTGTTGTTGATGCAGAGGAAGCGTTTAAAAATCCACACCGTCGATTAAAAGATAAAACGGGCGTGGAACGTGCAGATAAGTTCCTTCACGAATTTAGTCCTGAAATGAAAGCTATGGATGAAGATGATGAAAAAGACAGACGCCATAAATTACCGAATATCGGTATGGGTATTTCTAGCAGAGATTCTAGTACTATTCCTACCCATTCTCACGCTACTACCTTTAATAAGTCTTTTGTTATAGACTTAGTTAAATGGGTTACACAAGAGTTAAGGAAAGAATCTGATCCTTATGCAAATTATAGATTACCTAATGAAGACCCATCGCGCCCATATCAAGAAGGGGAACAAGCGTACGGTAAAGATAAAAAGAAAACTCCTACGACAGAAGATACTGTTCCCACTATCCCTAATCCAAATGATGGAATGCGTAATATGGGAATGGCAGGCGGTATGGAGGACAGTAAACCGGGAGGGGCAGGAACACCGGGGAAGTTTGACCCGTGGGCTGCTAATGACGCAAAAATACCTGACGCTATTGCACCCACCCATGGCAGTAAAAGAAAAAAGGGACTGGAAAAAATAGGTGTAACTGTAGAAACTCCGTATCAACAAGGTAATAATATGCAGGCCATGCAAAAAATTAGTGTAGGGGGTGGGAGTCCCCATATTCTTACAATGGTACAACCTCGACAAGGAGCGGAAGAAAATCCACAATTTATTGAGAAGCCGGGAGAAATTGATTTACAAGCCGATATAAAGGAGGACGAAATAGTGGATAAAAATAAAGAACGACGTAAGCGAGATAAAGAAGCAGAGGTGTCCCAAGAACCACCGTTGGCTGTTGCGGGAGCAATGTTGAGTCAGATAGATAGCCCTATTCAATCAATGCAAAAAACTGAGTTCGGAATAAACCCAGATGATGCTTTACATCGTGGGGGGGATTTTGATATTATAGAGGATGAAGACACAGAAAGTCTTCCTGAAGATGAGGATGAGATAATACATGATGCGGAAGTAGCAAAGGATATACGAAAAATTTTACAGAAAAATATGACTGCATGGTTCGCTAGGACAACTGAATAATATGACAAAATTATTATTTAATGCATGTCCTAAATGTTGGGCCGACCCATGGGGTAAAACCAGCGGCCCTATGAGGTTAAATGGCGATAATGATTTAAGTTGCCTAGTATGTGGGAAGATAGTTGTATTAGCCGAAAGGAGAGAATATGATTCCAGAGCAGGCAAAAAACGAAGTTATACGAAGACGCGCAGCGGGACAGACATGGACAAGCCTCGTACAGTGGTTACACGAAATGTTCGAGATAGAAATACATCGAACAACTCTTCAACGATGGCACGACAAGGAGGTCTATTCAAACGGTAATTGCTCCGAAGAATTAACTGATGTCGAAATTTTAGCGCGAGATAAAAAAGTAGAGGTATTAAAAGCAGAAGTAAAACTTTGGAAAAAATTATATGAAAAATCAATTCAAGAAACGGCGAAAAAAGACCTTATTGTTGATGCAATTCATACTTTTACGCCTGCTTTCGATAACGTGCCGCTTATTCTTCCTAAAAAGACAACACACATACGTTCAAGGCAGATTGTGGTTGCACCATTATCGGACACGCATGTTGGAGATAATGTACAAGCAGAGCAACTTGGAGGATTAAATGCTTATAGCATAGATATTTTTAATCGTAGATTATTTGGTTGGACAAACCTACTCCTTCAATTAGTGGAATTACGTCGCAACAACGTTCCCATAGATACGTTAGTTATACCGATGTTAGGAGATATGATTAGTGGCGATATTCACGATGAGTTAGCACGAACAAATATTGATAATTGTATGGGTCAGATGATTCGTGGGGCCAATCTAATTTCCCAAGCGTTAATGCTCTTAGCCCCCAATTTTGAAAAGATTCATGTACCTTGTGTAGTTGGTAATCATGGGCGCATGACACGTAAACCTCCAATGAAAGATAAATATATGGATTGGGATTACATGTTGTATCAGTGGGTAGCGGCATTTTGTCGGAACCAATCTAATATAACATTTGATATTTCAAAAAGTTTTGTAAGTTCCTTTAAAGTTTTTGATAAGACAGTTTTAATTATGCATGGAGATTCCATTGTTGGCGCAGGAAGTGGGCAGGCTATATTAAAGGCGGTAGCAGGGATGAGATCGGTTTTTCAATATCAAAAAACTGCCAAGGGAGATGAAACATACATCCCCTCTGAATTCGATTCTGTTATGATGGGCCATTTCCATAAAGTAGATGAATATGATATTGGCACGGGGGAAGTGCATATTTGCGGTACGATGAAAGGTGTGGATGAATTTGCAATGCAACGGTTACATGTTGCGACTCGACCCAAACAAATTGTTACTTACTGGCATCCAGATCATGGATGCGTAGGGAAAGAGACAATTTACCTTAATAAGTATGATGATTCATCGGGTATGTTTAATGATAGCATACCCGATGTATGGAATAATATTAGCGATGCATAAATGGGAACGACGAGAATCTAAAAAACGCGGTAAAAAACGATTCATTTCAGATAATCGAAGAAGTATACGACAAGGTATGAAACGTATACTAGAAAAAGCTAAGGAATTAAAGGGGGAACTTTTAAAATGAGAAAGAAAACAAAAGGAATGGTAGTAATAATTGGTGTATTTGGTCTAATAAGCTTTTTAATTTTAAGATATAAAATTAGGGCCAAAAAAACTTCTAATGCCTATTATAATAAGATTACAGTAGCAGATATAGCCTGGGGGTGATTTATGGATCAGAAAATCTGGATTAGTGGGATATTTGCTATTGCTCTCTCTAGTATGTTGGCAGGAGCCGTTCTATACGCACAACTTGTTCCATCTGAAATTGTGGAGGTTCCATTTGTTACGGAACGGATTGTCGAAGTAGAGAAAAAAACAATTGAACAACCAACAATACAAATTATAGAAGTACCCTCACTTCCTGCACAGACAACCGTAGTAGCGTCCAATGGCCCAAACCTTTTACTACCAGAAGATGGTGAGATTCCAATTTTTCGTTGGGTAGACCCTAAAAATCTTAACATTATCTATGCTGTACCTGATGGGTATAATGCGACAGTTATTCCCATGAGAAACTCAGTTCCAAATGAATGGTTTAATCTGATTATAAATGATTACGCAATGAACCATCCTGGAGGTTTATCGTCAGAGTTTATAGATTGGATGCCAAGAGATTGGCTGAAGGTTATCTTGCCGGGGGAATTGAAATACCGACTTACTGAAAAGGCGAATACAATACTACCGACTAATACAAATGTGTTAACTCCATAATGGAATAATTTCATTATTCACGTATAATATGAAATAGTGAGGTATATTATACATGAATCAATATTCAATTCAAAATTTAGTTGATAATATAACCCAAAATTTGATTCCCCGTAATCTTTACGAGAGTTTACGGGGAAATCTTCCTGTACAACGTGGACACGCTGTACTTCTTTCCCCATCTCGTATTATGCTCACTATTTCGGGTTCTACAACAGCTTCTGTAGAGACAGAAGTAACCTATACCCCCCCGGTTCAGAAAATTTCTAAATATAGGCGCCGTAGAGTAGGAGGGGGTAATGAAATTGTTCAATCCCATACGCGAAAAACTTCGACGCAACGTTCGGAACCCACTATCCCACCCTTAGACTTGAATAATATCATAAATAAAGCTGTAGCACAAGCAGTTCAACGAACGGTGGATAATATTCCAAAGACAATTTAATGGAGGAGAAGAAGATTATGGATATAAGTAAAGTTACAGAACAGCAAGAGTATGTAATTGCAAAACATTCCCGAATGGTGGGAAAAGTATTAGATTTGATCGAAGCGGCCATCCCAGAAGGCCCTCAATGTGATAGCGTGAAAAAATTAGTTCAAGTTCCGCTATATGATTTTCGGAATGAAATGTTACATTTTATATCTGAAAAATAAATTTATATATATTTTAGACTAATTCTATAGGATTTTCGCGTTCTAGTAGTATAATGTATATAATTATGGATAACCCATATAACACAACATTATTGTTGATGGGCCGGGGGTGGCTCAGACCAGCCTATTCAGCGTCAAAAAAGGGGGATATAGTATGGATACAGATATTCTAAACCGTTTGGAAAAGCAAATGGAGGGGAATGGTCTAGCGCTTGCGGCTGTTGCAGAAGTTCTTCAGAAGATGGACTTTCGTTTAAGCAAGGCCGAAAGTGACGAGGATAAAGAGGATAAGGAAAAGAAGGAAGTAGAAGAAATGCAGTATGCAGAAATGGAAAAGGCTGAACTAATTAAATCTATTGCTTTTGAAGTAGGAGATTTAATGAAGGCTGGGCAATACAGTGGTGATCGTGGTATGCCAGTAGATGGCGAACATATACGAACGGCAACAAAAACGGGCGCAGCAAAGAATGCTGATGATTCCGAATCGGCTGTTACTACTGATACCAAGACCGAAAATGTACAGGGTATTATTCAGGCTATGCAGAAGGAACTCGATTTGCTGAAAGAAGGACATTGGGAAGATGGGTTCTCTCAAGGCGACCCAGTAGGGGAAGAAGAAGAGAATGGCGACGATGATGCTGAGGAAAAGCGACGAAAGGAATATCCTGTAGAGGAAGCTTTACAGAATATGCAGAAGCAAATTATATCCTTAAAGAAAGGAATGGAAACAGGTACAGGTGGTATGGGTGAATTACAGGCTATCGTAAAGAGGGAATCTGAAGATAGGCTTCGCAAGATGGGCTTCCGTGAGGAAACCAGTTTGCAAGGCCCAAGATTGATTAAGTATGATGATCCCTCAATGCTTGGGACGGATGGGACTTCCCCAATTAAGAAATCCTCGTCTCCGGAAAATACCGTGGACGAACTTTCTAAACTTTCCTATAAGCAGCTTCGCGATATGCAGACTCAGATAGAAGTTGGGAACACCGATGGTCTTCCCCAAGAACTCGTAAACTAAATAGAATAACACGATAAGGAGATATAATTATGGCTAACCCTTCGTTAACAGAATATGTGGCACAGTCACAGCGTGGGTTATACCAGTCTATTTTCGGCCCTGGTTTCTTAATGAAAGATACGTTTAGTGGTACAGCCTTCGGCTCGACCACGGCTGGTGATACACTAAGCGTTGCGTCCGTATTTAACACAACGTATGGACGTAAGGTATGGCAGGCTTTGAATAACCAGACAAGGTTCTTCAATGCTATACCCAGAGTTGTTTGGGGCAATACGGCTGGTTGGCGTATCAGAACCGACAGGGGGAACAACCGTTCCCAGCCTGTTGAGGAAGCTGGCGTCCTCCCCACAGTTGATGTGTCAAACCTAGAATCCGTCCACAGCTTACCTAGAATCGTATCGACAACCTTCGGCGCTTCGGTGAAGTCGGTGTTCGTCGCACAGTTGGAAGGTGGTGTTGGGGACGTACTGGCACTCGAAAACGAAAATGCACAGCTTGACCACGTTAAGGAAATTAACGAGGAATTGCTGGCGGCTTCAATGTTCAGCCCATCTGGGGCAGGCAGCGCAACGACCTTCACTTTGGCCGACGCTGATGCAAGATACTTTAAGATTGGTGACCTAGTTTATATGAATGATGGCCCAGGTACAACTAGGACTGCTACGAAAATTACGGCAAAAGCGTCCTCTGGCGGTACAACTACCTTTACAATCGGTACACTATCAGGTAGTGCGTCATCGGCGGCTGCGGACTTAATGTTCGTTCAGTCTAGGGCAGGCTTCACCTCCCTGGATGACGTTGTTTCACAGGATGCGGCTGGCCCTATCGCTAGTTGGGCGGCTACTACAGACGGCGCGAAAGTCTATAATATGGCAGCGGCTTCGTCTCGTGCGGGTGGCTCTTGGGCAGCTGGTGCAAACGTTAATTATAACGGTGGCACGGCGAGGGACTTGTCCCTTAACCTCATCGACACCTGTATCCAGAAGATCAGGGAGAACGGTGGAGAGCCTAAGCTGATTTTGTGCGGTCATGACCAGTACTTCAAACTGGAAAGGCTGTTGAATTCGCAACAGAGGTATATGGGTCAGGAAGAGTATCAGGTTGGAATTGGTTCAGAGCGAACCTTCCCTGGTACGCGGACTGGTCTAGTGTTGGCTACCTATATGGGTATTGACGAGTTTTATGAAGAGCCAGATCAAGCCTTTAGTGATGCGCCAGAGGACCGCTTTGATTCAGTGTTTAATAGCAAGTTCGAGGATGAATTTGAAGACGACTATAAAAATGATATTGAAAATGAATTT